TCCAATATTCTTTTTATTTCATGATCTATTCTTTTTTGGAGTACTTCGCTGGCTTCCTCCATAATTTTATCTTCATTTGATTTATGCGCTATCATTGATGGCAAAGATGGTCCTCTTACCCTCATTATAGGCAAAGAAGACCATTTTCTTGTTTCTTTTGATTTTACTTTTTTAGCATCAGGAGCTCTCTTCCAAATAAAATTTCTTCTCTTATCGCCTTTCCCTATGCCTTCTACAAATCCACCTTCAAGTATTTTTTTCTGCCCTTTTACAATTTCTACTTTAACTTTTTTTCTTTTATAAGCTTTCTTTTTGCCACCATCTTCATCATCTGAAGTTCTTTTTACTTGAGGTTTTCCAAGGTATTTGAATTTATCCAAACCCAATTTTTGAGATTTTGCCCTAACTGAAACACTCAAATTACCATACGTCGCTTTTTCTTTCACTATCTTATTTTTAATTTCTGAAGCCTTTATTGTATATCTTTCTCTAACTACTTTTTTCATATTTGATTGAACATTTTGCGCTGAACGATTAAGTGCCCTGACCATTACTTTAGGAGTTTCTTCTTTCATATCTCCTAAATCATTTTCAATTTTTTTTACTAAATCTGTGTCTATTTCAACTTTAATCATTAGTCATTCCTTATTAACACGATTTCATAAATATCATCAATTTTTTTCACATCTACTATTTGATGTTTTACATTATCAAAATCCATTATTCTAAATGGTTTGGGCATTGCTATTTCTTCAGCTCTAATATAAAAAAGTACTTCTCCAGCATACACTTCAGCATCATACTTAAAATTAAGTTCTTTTGCTTTTTCATTATCTACAATGACAATATATTTTTTACCATCAATCAAATGTTCTTCAGCAAACTCATTTAAATTAAAAAAAGCACTAGAATCCATTTTAAAACAATCTTTAAAATTCATGCTAGCCTCCATAGTTAAAATTAACAAAGGCACTTTTTTTAAATGCCTTTGCTTTTGCTATTTTATATTTTGTCAGGTACTTCCTCCGTCATCATTTCCGTCTTCTCCACTTCCACCTTCTTCTGCGCCTTTTCCATCTTCATTTACTTTTTCTATGACTGCTGCCTTTGCAACACCTAATTTCATTAAACGCTTTGCTTCATCTTTTCTAGCATCAATAATTTCATCTTTTTCATATCGTTTCCCATCATACTTAACACTTTCATTAGCTATTATTTTCATAGCACCCTCCTAAATATTAAGTCTAAACCATGAATCCACATCTTCTGGACATGGAAGTGGTCTAGATGTAATTCTAAGTTTTTTGATTTCATTATCTTTATCAACCCAATTTTTTGGAATTCGTCTACCCTCAAACGTCACAAAATCGTTATCCTCAATTTGAGTCACTGCGCCATAAATTATTTTATTAGCTCCCTTTTGAGACACTATTACTGAATCATCAGGCATAATAGGTTCTTCAATCCCTTCATCATTGATAAACCATTCATCATAAGAGTATAACTCTAATCCCAATGCATGTATTTCTCCTAAAAACGTAACTGCTTCATTTCTTATGCTTGGTTCAATTTTTCCCAAAACAATAAATCTTTTATCAAAATATTCTTTTACTTGCTTTGACATAATAAACTTATCTGCAGCTTTAGATGACATAATTACAACAGATGGTGCTTTCCCAGTAGCTTTTATAATCTTTTTTCTAATACTCTTAAGGTCATCAATTGGAGTACATGTTTCAGGATTTGACCATGAATCTTCTCCAGCGAGCGTTTCTTTTTGAGTTAATTCAAAATCAATTTCTTGTTCAACCCCTTCACCTTTCATTATTATTTTCCCATCTAACATAAGACTTCTACACATCCATTCCTCTCTTCTAGTAATAGATGTATCTAACTCTTTTAAGTCTTTTGCTATAAGTTTTATTGCTCTTTCTTCAGGAGTCTTTAAACTATACACGCTCTCTCCCATAGATCTTTTATTTATATCATCAACAGTAGTGATTCTTTCTGGTGCAATCTTAGGAATTTCATATGTTTTGGTTATAAATCCCTCTCTTTTCATTACAACTCCACCTTTTCTAGGCGAAACAAAAGGCGCCATTTTCCTGCGCCCCTTTTTAAAATCTACATCAACTTTTTCTGTAACTTTTGTATCTACATTTGGGAAAAATGTATTAAGTAAAAACGTATGCGCAGGTTTGTCCTGATTAAACGCTTTCATCATTGTTCTCGTACTTCTTAAACTTATTGGCATAAAACCCCTCCTAAAATAGATGAATATTCAAAGTTCTTAACGCTTTTTCATGTATTTCTACTGTATCATTACCTCCAAAAATCAATTCACTGGCTCTAAATCCACCTGTAAAATACGCTGTTGCAACCAAATCTTTTTCAGTTGCATCTACATCATCACACAAAATTGCATATGGTTCTTTAATCAAATCATTGCTTGAATCAACAATCTCGCATAACCCTTCATTAATTGCAAGCACTGTTCCTCTTTTTAAAACTTGACCCTTTTTTATGGTAACTGCTTTTTTTATCAACCCTAAATTTGATTCTACAATCAAATTATCTTCTTTTCTTTCTTCTAAAAACATATTAAGCCTCCATTTCCTTTTTAATCATATTGGCAATATTCTTTTCTTTTTCTTCATCACTTATTGGAGAAGATCCTTCAATACCATCTAACTCTTCTGCATCTTTATTTGATTCTCCCATATGATTTTCAGCTCTCTGTGCTTGCTTTTTTACTAAATTATATGCTAATTCTTTTGCATCAATCACATTTTTATACTTTGCCTCATTTAACAATTCTTTATCTGCACATCCCAAATCATCAAGGTTTTTCATTCTATTTCTTTCTTCTTCAATACCTTCTTTTTTTATTTGATCATATAAATCTTTATGTGTGTTTTTAAATTCTTCTAACGTCATATTGTTATTTGCCTCCCCCTCTAATTGCTTTGGTTTTTGTGGTTCTGTTCTTTTTGGAATAGATGATGTTATATTTGGCATTGAGTTAAAATTTGACAAATCAAATTTATTGCCACCTATTGTTAATTCTTTTTGAGTTATAGAAGCCGATACTTCTGTATACAATACTTCATCAACAAATCCTTTTTCGCATGCCTCCTTTCCTGTCATCCATGTTTCTTCACTCATTAATGCAGATAATTCATCTTTGCTCTTTTTAGTTTTGCAAATATATGCTTCCAATATTGAATCTTTTACTGTATCTAATGTTCCAGCCATAGAATTTAAATCATCTGTTCCATACATTCCACATAAGCCAATCGCTGGATCATGTATCATAAAAAGAGCATTCGCAGGAGCTAATATTTTATTAGCAGCCATTGCAATAATTGTTGCTGCACTTGCTGCCAAACCATCAATATATACATTCACTTCATAATTTTGCGATTTCAAATAACTATATATTGCAGTTGCAGCAAAAACATCTCCTCCACCTGAATTAATTCTTACATTGAGTGTATTAATTTTGCCTAAAGAATTCATATCTTCAATGAATTGCTTAGGTGTTACTTCATCTCCCCACCATGTACTTTCTGAAATTGGACCATACAAAAGTAACTCAGGCGTATTATTTGCTTCGTTCTTTATTTTCCAAAACTTCATCTATCAACCCTCCATCTTTCATTGCTTTTTTTTCTTTATTTAATTGTCTTAAATTATTTTGAAAATCTCCACCAGTAAGTTCGACTGTTTCTCTTTGTCTTGTGCTAAATCCCTGTTCTACTCTATGAGTAGCAGCTTTAACTTCTTTAAGTGGATCTAACTGTCCTTGGCTTGGTCCATTCCATTCACATTTTGTATACGCTTTTTGAATTAATGGATCATCAAAAAAACCTGGTGCAAATACTCTTCCTTTTGCCACTGCTTCAGCAAGCCATTCTTCATATATCGGCTGACAAAAATCATTTGCAAGCCATGCCCTTCTCATTCGAAACATTTTCCATGCCTCTAGCAATGCACCTCTTGACGCACTGTATGAAGATGTAAATTCTTTTATCAATAATTCATAAGGAAGTTCTAATGCTGCGCCTACTTGTCTACAAATCGCTTTTACAAATCCATCAAATGCGGTGTTAGGCCTTCCTGGATTCACTTCTTTTACATCTTCACCTTCTCTAAGAGTAACCACTGCACCATTCCCTAAAGCAATAATTTCATCTTCTTCATATTCATCCTCCATCTCTGAATATGAGCCTAATGGTCCATCATCATCATCATCTTTTTTTGTAATAAATGTCGTAAACATTC